GGCGCTGCTAACCTTGGGGAAATAGATGATATCGTATACTTCCAACGAAAACTATACCGTTCACTTAACGTGCCGATTTCAAGACTTGAAGCCGAAAACGGATTCAGTATGGGACGAGCATCAGAAATTACCAGAGACGAACTCAAGTTCACTAAGTTCGTACAACGTATTCGTAAGAAATTTACCCCCCTATTCACTGACCTGCTCAAGACTAACCTACTCCTTAAAGGAATAATTGCGCCAGAAGATTGGCCTCGTATGCAAGAGCATATTCAGTATGACTTTATGGAAGATGGTCACTTTGCAGAGTTGAAGGATGCAGAACTTCTTAATGACCGTATTCAGACACTTGACGGTATTCAGTCCTACATTGGAACATTTTTCAGTAAGGAATATGTATTGAAGAAAGTTCTGAATATGACTGATGCTGAAATCCAAGAAATGCGAGCTCAGATGAAGAAAGAGCTTGATACTGATCCATTGGATGGTGGTATTGATATGCCAGATGGTGGTGATGGTATCACAAGATATCCACAGGATGGCGATGGTGGAGTTATTTCACCGGATCAAATGCCAGACTATGAGGAACCAGAACAAGATGGTAAACCAAATGATGATCAAAAATTTGATAAAGGAGATAAGTAATGAGTAAGGAATTTGTAGATGCTCTTGTAGATAACAACAATATCGAAGCAGAGAAAGCATTTAGTATCACAATGGCCACTAGGGTCGGTGATGCTTTAGAGGTTAAACGTAGAGAACTTGCTAACACATTTGTCAAATATCAGAATAAGGAAGCAGATGGAAATGAAGAGGATTGAGGAAATCTATGAATCTACAGTTGTAGAGAAAGATGAACACAGGAAATCACAGCAATATAAACGCCTTTCACCCAAAATGAAAGACGCAGTGGACGATTTATTCAAAAAAATGGATGCGAAACCTTCGGATTTCCTAAATAGTTTCGAAAGAACTATTACAGATGTATCTAAGAAATATAAAGTTCCTGAGAGGGAACTTCTTGGATATTTCGAAAAAGAAATGTTAGCGATCTAGGGGATAAGAATGGCTATTGTTGCAAGAGTACTCAGAGATACCGTTGTTAATGCGCCGGGCGCTGGCGGTACAGTTACGCTTAAGGTTGATATTGAAGATGATGCTGCAGCCGATGGTGCTATTTTAGACGGAAGCACATTAGATGGACATGCGAACGGTGCAAAACTACACATTGCCAGAATTTGGTGGGCATTGACTCAAGGTAGTGCTGATGATGATACTGGTCATGTAGAAATTCAAGAAGTGTCTTCTGGAACAGATATTGTTCAGATTAGACTTGCCGGAACTGGACACTATGATGGTTCTGCTGGTGTTATCCCCGGCACTGCTGCGAACACAACCGCAACTTCTAGTGACCATCAAATAACTACTTTTGGTACATCTGGATTTGTTATTATCGAATTCAAAAAAGACGAAAACTATACATCGTAGGACATATTAATGTTACAATCTCATACTCATAAAGAAGTTGAAAAGGCTGTTATTAGAAGTCAACATACCCAAAGAAATTGGGATTTGACTAAAAAAATTCCACAAGAAGACATTGATACAATGCTTCAAGCAGTAACTAATTGTCCTAGTAAGCAAAATATTGCATTTTACAAAGTCCATTTTATACAGGACCGTAATCTTATAGAAGATGTGCATGATAACACTTATGGGTTTAGTACATTTATCTCAAGAAAGGGTGCAGCATATGATCCTTCTGAGAATGGAAAACTAGGTAAAGTTAGAAAAAGAAATACAGAGACTAACCCACAAACACTTGCTAACCTTTTAGTTATCTTTGAAGAATACAATTTTTTGGATGATTTAAAAGACGACATTCATAGAAATGAAGTTACTAGAGATTTTTTGATGAACGGTACATTAACTGATTATGATAGGGAAGAACTAGAAAGAGATAAAAACATTGCAGTTGGTATTGCTGCTGGTTATCTAAATGTTATTGCATCTCTTATGGGTTATAGAACTGGATGTTGTCAGTGTTTTGATATTGAAGCAGTTAAAGAAGTTGCACTTTTAAAAGAAAAACCATTACTACTAATGGGTGTTGGTTTTCCACAAGAGGGTGTTAATCGTAAACAACATCATATTAGAGATTTTGAATTTCTTAGCAAAAAGAAACAACCAATCAAATACGAAGTATGGGATTAAGGATAGAACAATGAAACTATTTTCAGAGGCAGTCGAAGACGTAGAGTATATCTGCGAAGCAAAGGAAGACGGTAGTAAGAACTACAAGATTCGTGGTATCTTTATGCAGGCTGACATCAAGAACCGTAATGGTCGTGTCTACCCTATGGAAATACTCAACAAAGAGGTAACTAAATACAATAAGAACTTTATTAAAGAGAATCGTGCATTTGGTGAACTTGGACATCCAGACGGACCAACCGTAAATCTGGAACGAGTTTCTCATATGATTACGTCCCTAGAACCTAATGGAAAAAACTTTATTGGTGAAGCAAAGATTATGGCTACACCAATGGGTGAGATTGTGAAGAGTCTTATGGATGAAGGTGCAAAACTGGGCGTTTCCTCACGGGGAATGGGCAGTCTAGATCAAAAAGGTGGTGCGAACTATGTGCGGGACGACTTCTATCTCGCAACAGCAGCAGACATTGTTGCTGACCCCTCTGCGCCAAACGCTTTCGTAGAAGGTATTATGGAAGGTAAAGAGTGGGTTTGGAACAACGGTGCGTTGTTGGAATCAGAAATGATGGAGATGAAGAGGGAGTTTGATGTTAAGAAACGTCAGAGGAACGCAACTAAAGAAGCATTGGCATTTGCTAAGTTTCTTAAAAGACTTTAATTTATAAATAATCAACAGAACTAGGTAAGGAGACACCCTATGTCAGAACTAGAACAAACAATCGAAGAGTTGGAAGCGGAAGTACTCGCTGAGCTCGAAGAGGCGAGTGACCCCCAGACAAAGGGTGCTACTCCAGCCGAAGGTAAAAAGAAAATTGGAAATGAAACACCCGGCGGTGAAGTTGCCGACGTTGGTGGTGCTGATCCAGAAGCCAAGGTCGAGAAAGGTGCCGATGAAGATCGCCCTGAGAAGGCGATTGGTAAGAAAGCCGCAGCTGCTGCAAAAGCAGTTTCCGGTGATGCACAACAGAAGGGTGCTGATAAAGCAGAAGGCCCTCAGAAACTCGCTGCTGGTTTTGAACCAGAAGATGGCGAAGTTGTCACAGAAGCAAAACGCATGACGAAAGAAATGCTCAAAGCTGGGATGATGAAGAAGATGGAAGGTATGAAAGCCGTCGATCTGAAAGCCGCATATGAGAATATGATGTCTCCCGCTGAAGACATGGATGGAATGGACGAAGCTGCAAACGACGAACTCAAGAAACTTGAGGACGCAAAAGCAGAGATCGAAGAGAAGATCAAGTCCATCAATGTCAAGGAAGACGTTGCCGCTCTCGTTGATGGTGAAGACCTCTCTGAAGAGTTTAAGAATAAGGCAGCAACAATCTTTGAAGCTGCTGTTAAATCAAAAACCCGTGAGGAAATTGCTCGTATTCACGAATCAATGACTTCCGATTTTGAAGTAAAACTGGAAGAGTCTGTTGATGCTCTTACAGAAAAAGTAGATACTTATCTCAACTACGTTGTAGAGACATGGACTAAAGAGAACGAGTTGTCAATTGAGCGTGGACTAAAGGGCGAGATTGCAGAAGACTTTATCTCTGGACTGAAACAGTTGTTTGAAGATCATTATATTGACGTGCCTGATGAGAAATATGACGTTCTCGAAGCACAGTCTGAGAAAATTGCTGAACTAGAAGAGAAGGTTAACAATGTTATGGAGCAGAATATCGCTCTCACAACAGTTAAGTCTGGTCTAGTTCGGGAACAGGTTATCTCTGAAGCTTGCGAAGATTTAACCGATACCGAAATTGAAAAGTTCAAGTCTCTCACTGAAGATGTTGATTTTGTTGACGAAGAGTCCTTCAAAGCAAAACTCGACACCTTGAAGGAAAGTTATTTCCCGAAGACGATTGTTGAACAAACTTTTGATGATGAAGATGGTGGCACCGCACAGGACATTGATACGACTGAAGCTATGGGCGCTTACATGTCGGCAATTAGTCGTAACAAAGAGCGTGCCCAATAATATTATAAAAAACAGATGTAATTATAAAGGAGAAACAAATGTTTCAGACAGAACATCTACAAGAAAAGTGGCAGCCAGTCCTAGAACACCCTGATCTACCAAAGATTCAGGATTCTTACAAGCGGGCAGTTACTACTCTCATCCTAGAGAACCAAGAAAAAGCTATGAAAGAAGACCGTGGTTTTCTTTCAGAATCAGCACCCGTCAACAGCATGGGTGGTGGACAGATGGACACATGGGATCCAATTCTAATTTCCCTAGTTCGTCGTGCAATGCCTAACCTCATTGCTTATGACGTTTGTGGTGTGCAGCCAATGACAGGTCCAACTGGACTTATCTTTGCGATGCGTTCCTCACTCGCCTCACAGGATGGTGCAGAAGCCCTCGTTGATGAGTCATTCCCTGATACTTCCAACCAGAACGCTGCCGGTACAATCGGTGGTGGTGATGTTGGTACTACAGAGACTAACCCTGCTGTTCTTAATGATTCCTCGCCAGGAACCTATACTTCCGCAACAGGTATGACACGCAGTCAGGCTGAAGCACTTGGTGATAGCGGTACAAACGCTTTCGCTGAAATGGCATTCAGCATTGAGAAGTCTACGGTTACTGCCGTTTCCCGTGCGCTCAAAGCAGAGTACACAATGGAACTTGCACAGGACTTGAAGGCAATTCATGGTCTTGACGCCGAGACAGAACTCAGCAACATTCTTTCTACAGAAATTCTTGCTGAAATTAACCGTGAAGTTGTTCGTTCACTATATGTCACTGCCGTGGCTGGTGCTCAGGTTAATACAACTGCTGCTGGTACTTTTGATCTGGACACCGACTCAAATGGTCGTTGGTCAGTTGAGAAGTTCAAGGGTCTAATGTTCCAGATCGAACGTGACGCCAATGCGATTGGTCAACAGACTCGTCGTGGCAAGGGTAACATGCTGATCGTTTCAGCTGACGTTGCTTCTGCTCTTCAGATGGCTGGTGTTCTTGATTACACACCTGCCCTGAATAACAACCTCGCAGTTGACGACACATCTTCCACATTTGCTGGTACGATGAATGGTCGTTTCAAGGTCTATGTTGATCCATACTCTGCAAATGTTGCTGCTAGTCAGTATTATGTTTGTGGTTACAAGGGCACATCACCTTACGATGCTGGTTTCTTCTACTGCCCATACGTTCCCCTTCAGATGGTTCGTGCGGTTGGTGAGAATTCCTTCCAGCCCAAGATTGGTTTCAAGACCCGTTATGGTCTTGCTGCTAACCCATTCGCTGCTGCGGGTGCGGTTGCTGCCGCTGACACGGTTAACACCGATGCGTCACTGGATGCTAATACCAACGCTTGGTATCGTCGCGTTAAAGTTACGAACTTGATGTAAAATCAAGACGTAATAGAGTAAAACTAGGGGGGACTTCGGTCCTCCCTTTTTTTTATTATAAATAGTAATATGGTAACATCACAATCACCTATGTCTAGACAGCCTGATCAGCTAGATTATGCAAGTCCGACTCAATTTCGTTTTGGTATTCATCAATTACCAAAAGTAGAATTCTTTACGGTTAGTGCAAATCTTCCTGGCATTTCTTCTGGTACTGTTACTTACGCCACTCCATTTAAAGATATCCCTACTATGGGTGAAAAATTGGTGTATGAAAATTTATCTATTAATTTTATAGTAGA